ATAGTAATGGATATGATATGGTAAACTATGATATGATAGACGTAGAATTTAAACAAATATAATTAAATAAAATAATATGTTAACACAATATACAAATAAAGATAAACTTTTAAATGAATCAAAGGCAACTAATGCTGAAAGATATGATGCAAATGATCTAGATTTATTTAAAACATCATTATTTCAATATGGTGAAGTAGATTTAGGTACCAAAAATGCATCAAATGAATTTCATGTTTATTCTGGAGATACATGGATTACTGGAAAACACAAAGTAGACCTTAAGGAGTTTGATCAAGCAGCTTTTACTGAAGCTGGAGCTCAAATACAATTAACAAGTCCTGTTAAATTTAATTTAAGTCAAGAACTTAAAAACTTAGAATTAACGTCTGGTAATTATAGAATAATATTAAACTTTTTTCAAAATATACTTGGAAGTTATAATGCCCCATTATTGGCAATCGATGATATATCTGCAGATAGAACAGAAGTACGATTACGTGCAATTGACGAAACTGATCCAAAATTTTTATTATCAATTAATCAATATATTAATAACGTTGCTGGAATACAAACTGCATTAACAGATGATCATAATGTTAACTTTCTATTAAATTTTTCAAGAAATAAAACAAATTTATTTGTTAATAGTGTAGTTGTAGGAAAATATTTATTTGTTAAGTTATATAAGCCACTTCCTGATGATGTTGAAAAAAATTTTAAATGTTGGATTGTTAGAGAAAATAAATTACCATATGTAGATAATATTTCTGTATCAGATGTATTAAATCAAATTACATTTAATGTGTTGCAAGGAACAAATTGGGACGCATCTGCAGAACAAAATACATCTAATTCAACAACTTTAAAATCATGGAGCGACTTATTAGGGTCGTCAATGCAAACATCCCAACAAATAATTGATAGTTATTTTTCTGGTAGTTTAGGTGGAATTAAATTAAATATTGATTTTGGTGATTTTAATAATTTTGTTTTTTATAGTTCAGCAACCGAACGCTTAGATAATTTTAAATATAAAATTGAATTATTAGAATACTATACTGCTCAATCTCAATCAGCTTCTTTACTTTCTGGATCTGCAGCTATTGTAAATGCAACTGATTTTAATAACTTGTATACAAATTTAGTTGGAGGAATGGATCAATTTGAGCAGTACTTATATTATGATTCATCTTCAAAAATATTTACTCATGATATTCCGTTAGAGTCTCCAGTCGTAGAATTTGTTACTGGCAGTTATATAAGTCCATATCCTAAATCTAATAGTACTTATCCATATGAGTTATATTCTGTAACAAGTAGTAATTTTGAATCTTGGTATGCCGGCTTACATGAAAGTGCTTCTATATATGATCTTAGAAATAATAATCGATTAATAAGAAGTATTCCAGAGTTCATGTTGTTAGATGAAAACAATGAGCAATTGTCTACATTTGTTAACATGTTAGGTCATCATTATGATATATTATATACATATATAAATGCAATGACTTTAATTAATTCTAGAGATGAGCATCCTAAAAAAGGTATGCCAAATGAATTATTATATACTGTAGCTAAACAATTTGGGTGGAAGTTAACTAATGGTAATCAATCAACCGATTTATGGGAATATACATTAGGTACCGACGTTAATGGAACGCCATTAACTGGTTCAAATAGTGAAGGAGATCCTTCATTACCAGGCCGTGACGTCACATATGGTATATGGAGAAGAATTGTTAATAATATTCCTGGATTATTAAAATCAAAAGGAACTAAACGAAGTGTACAAGCATTATTAGCTTGTTATGGAGTACCCCAGTCATTAATAACTATTCAAGAATATGGCGGACCAAGAATCAAAAGACCGCCAACATATGAAAAATTAAATTTTGATTATTCATTAGATTTGATTAAAAATACAACCGGTGTTGTTAGAGTTGATTACAATCAAACAATTGGAGCTGTTGAATTAAGATTTAGAACAGACAACGTTTTAAAGAATCCATTAGTTCCAGGAACAATGAATTTATTCTCTGCAGGTGGTAATAATGTAACTTTAGAATTTTCTAGAGGAACAATGGGAAGAATACAAGTTAATGGTACTTCATCAGCTGAGATTGAAATGTTTGAAGGCGGCTATTTAACTGCATTATTACGTACTGGTTCTAATAATAGTATTGAAGTGTTAGCAAAGAAATCAAAATTTGGAAAAATTATCAATACTGTTTCTGCGTCGGCAACTGGTTCTTTTTCTAATCCTGGAACTGTATTAATAGGAGGCACAGCGGGAGGTAGTCGTTTATTAGGACAAGTACAAGAATTACGTATGTGGACCGGCAGTTTAAATAATGCTCCATATACTAATCATACAAAAGCGCCTTCTGCATATGATGGAAATATTGATGCATATGACGAATTAGTTTTTAGAACTCCATTAACTCAAAAAATTAATCATGCTACTACTGGTAGTCTAACTGGAGTTCAACCTGATATTAAAACAACTATATCAGCATCATTTACTGGATCAGGCTATCCTGCTTGGACAAATAGTACTCCGTATGATTCTATAGAAGAAACATATTTCTTTGATGGAATATCATTAGGTGGCGGAACATTTGATGATAATAAAGTAAGAATTGAATCAACTGAACTAATTAATACATTAAATGTAGAAAATAGAGCTACTAGAAATAGATTTGATACTGCTCCTTTAGATTCTAGTAAGTTAGGAGTATATTATTCGCCACAGACAATGATTAATGATGATATTATTGCTCAATTAGGATTTACAATATTAGATGATTTAATTGGAGACCCCCGGGCAAAAGAAAATAGATATTCATATCCAGATCTAATTAATACGGCAAGAGATTATTGGAAAAAATATGCAACAAATAATGATATGAATTCATATCTACGAATATTTTCATTATTTGATTTATCGTTTTTTAAACAATTAGAACAATTATTACCTGCTAGATCTGAAAAAATATTAGGATTATTAATACAACCAAATATTATTGAAAGAAGTAAAGACACTGTATTAACAGAAATATCAAAATTAAATCAAACTCATTTATCTGAAATACATGTACCTGATTTTGTTATTCCAAGTGCAAGTAGACTAAATCCCGAAGGCGTAGTTATTATGCCAGACTTGATTATTCCAAGTGCAAGTAGACTAAATCCCGAAGGTGATATAATCATAGAACAAGAAATTATGTCTGGGTCAACAGACAATTTTATAACACAATTATTTCCCATTTCAAATCTTATATCAGGTTCAACACAGATATTTGCGTCATCTTCATTACCTGTAGTAGGCGATAATCTTGTAAAAGGTAAATGGCAATCATTTGCGTCAGCTTCATTACCCGTAGTAGGCGATAATCTTGTAAAAGCAGCTAATATGTTTATTGGTTCAGCATCATTACCAATAATTGGAGATAATATTTTAAAAGCAGCTAATATGTTTATTGGTTCAGCATCACTTGATACTAATCCAATAGTTAATGGCGCGTATCAAACAACTGCTTCTGGATCGGTTGATACTAAACCAGACGCTACTGGTATTGAATTACTAGATTATGATACTAAATTACAAAATAGTAACTTAGAATTTTTTAGTATAGAAGGAACAGCTGTCAATTATAACGCAAAATTAATAACTAATAAAGATCCATATGTTGGAACTATATATTCACATACTAGTATAATTTTTTCAGGTAGTTCATTTATTACATCATCTACTCCTTATTGGGAGTCAGAAGCTATAGCTCTATTTATAACTAGTAGTAGATTATCAGAATTTAACAAAACCAGATATAAATTAGGTATTACTGGGTCTGAATTACGAGTAGCTGAATTTCAAGATTATCTTCCTACCGGGATAGCTAATCATAGATTTAACGGCTGTAAAATATCTAGTCCAGATTATAATGTTAATTCACTAGATACTCCAGATGGTAAACCAGTTATTGAAGTTTCTGTAACAACTGGTAATAAATTATATATAGAGCCGCCTGGAAGTAAAGGTTTATTTGATGTTAAAGGCTAGTTAAACAAATAACAATAATATAGCATTTTTTTTAAGAACGCAATATTTATATAAAAAAAGGAAATAACAATGGGATACTTAGATAATACTTCTGTAACGGTAGACGCAATCTTAACAAATAAGGGACGTGAATTACTAGCTAAAGGAGATGGTTCTTTTAATATAACACAATTTGCGTTAGCAGATGATGAAATTGATTATGATTTATGGAATCCAAATCACTCATTAGGTACTGACTTTTATGGTATAGTTATTGAAAATTTACCATTAACAGAAGCACTTCCAGATGAAACTCAAGCAATGAAAAGTAGATTGCTAACGTTAGATAATAATACTACAACAAGAATACCAACGGTACAAGTAGACAAAAATGCTATTATATTAAATGCAGGACAGTCAGCTATTATACAGGCTTCGACATTTGGATTGAATAATGCAAATTCTACATTTGGATATTCAGCAATTTTATCTGATTCATCTACTGCATTAATTAACCCTGGAGCGGGACAAGAAATTACAAGTAATATTTTACCAACTGTACCTAGTATATCTGCAAATGCAGAAGCTACTAGTGTGGCAGCATTGAGTAAAGGCGCGTTTAGATTAGTAGGAAAACAATTATCAAAAGATAAAACAGCTACTATTACGATCGTAGGAAATGAAACTGGTGGTAGCACTAGTATAAGTTTAACTGTAAAAGCTGTTAATTTAGCAACTAATCAAAGATAATCAAAGAGGGTTAATAGGAGTTAACTAATGAATAAAAAAATAATAGATTTAAAAAAATTACCAAATCAAGGAGCTGTTTCGCCAGAAGTTGCAAGAGCAATTGAACAAACTTCTCCAGATGCAGCAACAGCACAGGCTAGAATTGCTGAGTTAGAATCATTATCTAATTCAGAAGGTGTTACTGTTGGACAAGGTGGTCAAGTCCAAGGAAATGTCTCCGGCGAAGTTGTACAAGATCCTAGAACTGGTGGAGATATAGCTCCAGCTACTATCGCAGAAATACAAAGACAAGCTGTTGATGATTATGTTACTCAGATACAAAATCAAAATGCTATATTAAATGGTGGAAAAACATTTCAAGTATTTGATTTATCTGAAGCAAATGGTGATGTTATAGATGCAACAAAAGAAATAGTAACGGCTGGATTATGGAGTGATAACTTAACAGAATTAAGAACTTATTTTACACAATCAATGACGGTTGCTCAATCACAGTATTATGTTAATGTATTTCAAAAATTACCGTCTGCTACTGGGTCTGCAATACAATATGCTATAGCATATGGAAATGCATTAGGAAGTGGATCTAAACTTAGTGATAGTATTGATGATTCACCAACGAGAGCTATTTATAGTCAATATAAACAATTATTATTACCAAAAGGAGTTAATAGATTTTTAACACCTGCTTCTGGAAGTACCGATTCTATATATGTTATAAACTTCCAAAGAAATAGAACTAAAGAAAAATTAGATCCAGGAAATTTTGAATTACCAATAGCTACTTTATCTTCATCAGCAGCTTTAGACGCAACTGGTAGTGTTGAAGTAAGTGCTTCTGCATTAATTATTACATTGATTGATGATTCAACTATAGCATCTGCTTCAAACGAAGATGCTGGTAATGTATATTATGTTGTTTCTGGTAGTATTGCTAATGGAGTACATAACCCAGCATCACCTATATATTACGGACAAGTATATTGTGATCATAGCACTATTATTTTAGATGGTGATAATTTAGATAATAAAATGGGATTCCAAACTAATACAGGATCAAATTCAAATGGAAGTAATCATTATAGATTACATCATTCAATATCTGGATCATATGTTCAGGGCCAAAAAGGATTTAAAGCAAGAAACAAAGAAACCGTTTCTAGCACATTCTATTTTGTTAGAGTAAAAAATGGAGATTTTAATTATTCTAATAATCCATCATATGTAACTGGTGATCAAGGTGATATATTCCAAGATGACTTTATTGGTGATCCAAAAGCGTATATAACCACTGTTGGATTATATAATGACTCTAGAGAATTATTAGCTATTGCAAAATTAAGTAAACCATTAATTAAATCTAAAAAGAGAGAATTAAATATTCGTGTAAAACTTGAATATTAATCACTGATTTTATCCCCGTTATATTTATATAAAAAGAATATAGCGGGGTTTTACTATTATGCCAAACATTATTAGAGATAAAAACGGAACATATCCGCAAGTATTTAAACGTGTAGGACAATCAGATACTAAAATTACTCCAATACAGCTTAATAAAACTTTTACAATGAGATCTGGAAGCTTGGATGATAACCATTTATCATTGGAAGCAAATTATGTACCAGAATTACCAGAAATTAATCCGTTTACCAATGAAGCGTATTATTTTAATCAACAATTACTTAATCCATTCGGTAAAAATCATCAGAATGGATCATATCCATTTAATATATACTATTCCATTAATCATTTATTTTATAAACATAAAGATAATGCATTACAAACTCATGGATTAATATGTCCTCCTGAAAAATCTACTAAGATATTATACCGATCTGCTTCAGTTTTTAGTATACCACAAACCCAAATGGGGCTAACAATTAAACCAGGTTCATTTATTTATAGTGGATCTTATAATTTACATTCTGATAGATATGAAAATATTATTGATTCTGGTATTATAACAAGTTCATTTGTTGGCGATGAAATATTATATGAAGGATTTAATGAATATTTTGATTTGCGTAGAATTACAAAATATGTAACAGCTTCTAATGTTACATTTCCAAAAGGAGTTACACATTCAGACGGAGATAAAAATCCAATTGGATTTTCAGCATATTTTTCAGGATCTGGATATATGGAGAGAAATGATTTACATAAGGCTTATTTTGATAGAGATCATGATTATGCACTTTCATTTTATATATACAGTGGATCAAATACAGGAACTACTAATCAATTAATAATAGGAAAACAAAAAAATAAAGATAGTGATCAATATCCGTTTAAAATTGAATTAAGTGGTAGTAACCAATTGGTATTTTCTATACAAGGAACAAAAGTTTTAAATAATCAAATTACTTCATCTGCATTTGTTTCTAGTAGTTGGACTCATGTTGTTTGCCAAAAAACTGGTAGCACCATGGAAATGTATGTAAATGCTTCGTTACATAGTTCATTAACATCTGATTCTTTACTTAGTAATGATCAAATAAACAATTTTAGAACATCTTCAGTAGCTATAAATAATACAGACCCTATAAAATTTGGAGGAAATCAAGTATTTATTCCAGGAGTTCATGCTGGTACTGATTATTTCAATGGATATCTAGATGAAGTTCGAATCTATAATAAAGCTTTAAATCAATCAAATGTTAATTCATTAGCAGATCGTACAGAAGGCGGCGGCTTATTGCAAACAAATAGAGTTGGAAATGCATTTCATGAAAATGGATTATTTGTAATAACAAGTCCAGATATTCGTTATGACAATGCAATATCATTTGCATATTCTGGTAGTTATAAAAGTACAACTAATATATTTGAATTTGCAACATTATGTAAAGTAGAACAAGGCGATTTTAATTTAACAACTAATCATAGTGCAACAAATGATGATAATGAGACATATATGTCGCATGTTACGTCTAGTGCATTTGAACCATATATAACTACAATTGGATTATATAATGAATATGCTGAATTACTAGCTATAGGAAAATTTGCAACGCCAGTAAAAAATCGTAATGATATTGATATGAATTTTTTAGTACGATGTGATTTAGATCAAGATAGATTTGCAAATATAGTAGACGATAACGAATTTGATTAACTATGATAAAATTAAAAAATATATTAAATGAAATATCTGTACAAGAATCTAATAGATTATTATCAAAAATAAAAAATAAAGAATTTAAATTTTTTAATTCTGGAGATAATGGAAAGATATATAGTATTAATGGAGAAGATTTATTAATGAAAATAACTTCAGAACCAGACGAAACTGCAGTTGCTGATGTTATAGTAGGAAGATATAATGAATTTAATGCATTTATACCAGTTGTTTATTCTGATAGTATGAATAACATGTATATAATGAATCGAGCTAGTAATTTATCTTCTACTATATTACAAGAAATTTCAAATTTTTATGAAAATTATAAAGAATATGCTAGAAGTCAAGGAGTTGAAACTAGTATATTTGATTATTTTAATAATGATGGAGCTAGAAATTTAAATGAAAATATATCTAGTTTTATAAGAGCGTTAGAACAACAAGTAAAAAATACCGGAATTGGCGATTTTGAATTATCATTAGATTTTAAACCAGACAATATAATGAGCTGGAATGGTAATTTAGTAATGGTTGATTGGTAAAAAAAAAAAGAAAAAAGTTATGAAAAGAAATCACTGGCATACTACTGGAAGTAAACAACGGCAAGCAGCATATAAATATGGTTATAGATCTGGATTAGAATTAAAAGTAGCAGATCAAATAAAAGAAGCAAAATATCCTGTAAACTATGAAACAGAAACGTTACAATATATAGTTCCACAGAAAAATTCAAAATATACACCTGATTTTATATTTACAAAAAAGAACGGAATTTTAATGTATATTGAAACAAAAGGAAGATGGACTAGTACTGATAGACAAAAAATGAAAAACATATTAGCTTCTAATCCTGATATAGATTTAAGAATAATATTTCAAAATCCAAATCAAAAAATATCAAAAGGATCAAAAACAACATATGAAGCATATGCTTTAAAAATTGGAATTAAACATGTTGCAAAAAAAGATATGCCAACGGAATGGTTCAATGAGTGTTGTAAAATAGATGAACAGCCAACTATAAATAATTTTTTTAGTTAATGGTTTGATCTTTGAAATATTTTTATTATTTTTTTTATGTAAGTATGTATTTAATATAAAGATGAAATCTTTTAATATATGTTAATTTATTAAATGATGAATCGTTAGACCGATAATGTAATGTATTGTGTCTAACTTATAATATAGTAATCCAAATTCTTTGAATTATACTAAAATTTTCTTATAATATTATTATATGACAAACCTAAAACTACTTCAACTGTTAGAATCAGTATTAGGTAAGGGTAAACAAACATCAGGCGATAATATTGCATTTTTTTCTCCATTTGTTTCTCATTATAAGCCTAAGTTAGAAGTAAACTTAAATACAACATCTGAAGGTCAAAACCCATGGCATTGTTGGATATCTGATAAAAAAGGTAGAAGTATATTAACTTTATTTAAACAATTAAAAGTTCCCAGACAAACATTTGAAAAATTAAATAAATTAATTGAAATAACCAAATATAGAAATACAGAGACAAAACAAGAAGAGTATACTATAAAATTACCAGATGAATATAAACCATTATGGATAACAAAAAATACGCCTGATTATAGAAATGCAATACATTATTTAAAACATAGGGGAGTTTCTATATTTGACATTATTAAATATAGAATTGGATATGCTGAAAATGGACAATACTCTGGTAAAATTATTATACCTAGCTACGATGCAGACGGTCAATTAAATTATTTTGTATCTAGAGCTTTTTATAAACATGATACTCAAAAACATAAAAATCCACAAGTTTCAAAAGATATAATTGGTTTTGAAATGTTAATTAATTGGACTGAACCTATAATATTATGTGAAGGGTCATTTGATGCAATTACTATAAAACGTAATGCGATACCATTATTTGGAAAAATAATACAACCAATGTTACAAAAGAAAATTATTGAAGAGCGTGTCAAAGATGTATACATTTGTCTAGACAACGACGCAATACGAAATGCATTAAAAATTGCAGAACGATTTATGGCAGAAGGATTAAATGTATACTTTATTGAATTAAAAGACAAAGATCCTAACGAATTAGGATATAAATATATTACAAAACAAATACAAGATACTTATAAATTTTCATTTGAAAGATTAATGGAATTAAGAATGAATCTATTATGGAAATAAAAAAACTAAATACTACAATAACACATATCGATAAAATATTTCATATTTCAGACATACACATCCGAACATTAAAACGACATACAGAATATACAGAAGTTTTTGAAAATTTATTTCTATATTTAGCACAACATTCAACAAGAAATAGTATATGTGTAGTAACTGGTGATATAGTGCATTCTAAATTAGATATGTCCCCTGAGCTAATAAATATGCTTACTAGATTTTTTAATGGATTTGAAATACCCACGATTATAATGTTAGGAAATCATGATATGAATTTAAATAATTTATATCGTATGGATGCATTATCTCCAATATTAGATGTAATACAAAATTCAAATATTCATTTTATAAAAGAGAATGGATTATTTGAAATGGCCGGCGTTGTATTTAATCATATGGCAGTAGATGTTGCACCTAAAAATTATATTAATGCATCAGAATATAAAGCTGCATATAAAATTGCATTACATCATGGAGCTGTACATAATGCTAAAACTGACATTGGATTTAAAATATCTAATGAACATGTTACTACCGATTTGTTCGAAGGACATGACTTAACATTACTAGGCGATATACACAAACCTGCACAATTCTTAAACACTCAAAAAACTATTGGATATCCTGGATCATTAATTCAACAAAATCACGGAGAAGTTCTTAATCATGGCATACTAGTATGGGATCTTCCAGATCGTACGTCAGAATTTGTTGAAATACAAAATGACTATGGATATGTTACCTTTGAAGTAGAAAAAGGCAAAATTAAAAAATCTCCGCATAGAGTACCTACAAAACCTAGAGTTAGAATTAAATTTACTGACACAGATGCATCTGATATTAAAAAATTAATTGCTACAATTAGAAAAAAATATAAAGTTCAAGATATATCAATACAACGTACTGCAAATCATATTGAAAGTAACAAAAATGGATCTATTGCAATAGGTAATGTTCGTGATGTAGAGCATCAAAATAATTTAATAACAAATTTTATAAATGAAAATTATCCAGATGCCAATAAAAAAGAATTAGATGCAATTAGACATATTAATAGAACAATAAATTCTAAACTACCTGTTTTAGAATCAGTTAGAAACGTAACATGGTATCCGGTATCGTTTGAATTTGATAATATGTTTTCATATGGAGAAAAAAATAAAGTAGATTTTTCTAAATTATCTGATGTTATAGGATTATTTGCAGCAAATGCATCTGGCAAATCATCTTTTTTAGATGCTATAATATATACAATTTTTGATAAATGTAGTAAGACAAGTAAATCAAAAGAAGTTTTAAATAATAAAAGATCTGGATTTAAAGGTATTTTTAAATTTAAACTAAATAATGTATTATACACAATTGAACGTGAAGGAATAACATTAAAACATGGTCATGTTAAAGTTAATGTCAATTTTTATAATGAAACTGAAAATTTAAATGGAGAAGAAAGAAGTGATACAAATAAAAGTATACGAAGATATTTAGGAACATATGATGATTTTATTTTAACGGCATTTTCATTACAAGCTGATAATAATAATTTTATAGAAAAATCACAAAGAGAAAGAAAAGATTTATTATCGCAATTTCTAGATACCACAGTATTTGAACAGCTATATCACTTAGCATCCGAAGATATAAAAGAAACAGCCGGCAAATTAAAAGAATATAAAAAAATAGACTTTGGTTCTATTATAAAAGAATCTGATGATATTATTATTGACAATCAAGATACTATAATTGAATTAGAAAAAAATGATAATGATTTACAAAATTCTAGAAATAATGTACAAAATAAAATTGTTGAATTGATTGAATCAAAACAACCAATGTCATATGATGGTCCAGATATAGTTGATCTAGAGAAAACTGAAAATCAATTAGTTGATAACATAGAAAATATAGAAATATCAATAAAAGAATTTGAAAATAAAATTACTTTGCTAAATAATGATTCAATTGAATCAATATCAATTGACCAATTAAATTTACAAAAAAATAAAAAAGAAATACTAAATAAAGATATAAAAATTGTAACAAAAGAACTTACACAATTAGAACAACTAATTAAAATACAACAACAAAAAATAGATCATTTAGTAACACATGAATATGATCATACTTGCAAATATTGTATTGATAATATTTTTGTTAAAGAAGCAGAAGAAGCAAAAATAGAATTACCAAAAAATAAAAAATTAGCAGATCTTGCGTTTACAAAACAATTTGATTTACAAACAAACCGTGATATAATACAAGATATAATTTTAA